TGGGATTAGTTCATTGGTAGAACACCTGCTTCCCAAGCAGGATAGGCGGGTTCGATTCCCGTATCCCGCTCCAAATCAGAAATCCCCGGAATCCAACGGATTCCGGGGATTTTCTTTGTATATCAACGCTTCGCGGTGCTTTTAGCTCGCTAAATACTTTAACGCCACGTTGCTATTTCTTGCAGTTCGTTAGCACTTTTTCAACGAAAAATGCTAACTAAAATGCTAATAACACGGGCTAAATGTCAAGTACTTTTTTGATATAGCGCAAAAAATTCCCGGAAGGCCGAAGCCCTCCGGGAATTGCTTTATGATTATTTGTCTGTCAGCTGCTTCACGCTCTGGTTAAGTCCCGTTGCCGCCCAGCCGGACACGATGCCGACGGCGGCAGCGTTGAGCCAGTCGTGCGCTGGAAAGTCTGGCACGCCCATCGCCCAGGCGACGACGCCAAGGATCAGGCCGGCCGTGCCGCAGATGATCGGGATCCACTTGTCCGCGGCCTCGGTCGCCTTGACGGCCATGCCCAGCAGATACGCGATGGCGGTGATCGCCGCCACAGATGCAATTCCAAGTTCCATAATGATGTCCTCCTTTAATTTTTGTGCTCCAGATCGTCGATCCGGTGATTGGCCACTTTGATGCGCTCTCCGAGGAGCTCGGTGCACTCCTCCAGCTTATATGTACGCTCGATGACCTGGTTGTGCTTGTCCACTTTGCGCTCCAGCTGCCCGATGCGATACGCCTGCAGCTCGTCGCGCTTGTCCAGCTCCGCGATCAGCTTGCTGTGCTGCGCGCGGCTGTTGATGACGCCGACCACAATGGCGGCCGCCGCGCTGATCAGCGCGGCAAGGATAACCTCCGACATACGCGCCTCACTTTCCGCCGCCAGCGGCGCCCATCATCCGCTGACACACGATCAGCGTGCGCAGCATGTCCAGCGACAGATCCAGCTTGCCGCCGGTCGTACCGGCCAGCACGCCGCGGTCGATCAGCCGCTGCGTCTCCTCGCGCGCCCAACCGGGCACGTCGTCAATCGTGGCGTATCTGGGGCTGCGCGCGTCTGCGTACCGCTTGCCGATCACCATGCCGCGGATCATATCCAGCGACAGATCCAGCCGTCCCTGATCGTCACCCTGCAGCGCGCCCGCGTCCATCAGCGTGCGCACTGTGTCCTGCGCCCATGTGGGCACGTCCTTGAGCCTGTTGTATCGTACCATATCGTCGTCCTCCTCAGTATTTTTACCGGCCATTGTGGCCGCGACGTCCCGCCGAAAGCCATCCATCGTCAGCCCGAAAGCCCGCCACAGGTGCGACGGGTCTGCGTGCGCGCTTGCCACGCCTCTCGCCGCGCCTTCGGCGTGACTGATGATCACGCCGCCCTGCATCGGGTCAAAGCCAAACTGCGTGCACAGCTGGGCAAAAAGCTCCACTGCCGCCGCATACGTCCCGCGCACGTGCGCCTCGGTCGCTGCCGGGTCAAGGTCGCGCCAGCTCGCGCCGCCGGTATAGACGATGGACGCAGGCTCCGTCATCTCGATGCCGATGTGCGTTGCGTTCGCTGCGCCACCACAGTGCCACGCGCGCATGGTGTACGGCAGCGTCTGGTAGTACGTCCCGTCGCGCTGGATAAAGCCGTGCACGCACACGCTCCTCCCGCCCGGCTGGTACTGGTTATAGCCGCGCGCCATCACCGACGCATTGGGCTGCGGGCAGCCAATGCTGTGCAGCATGATGCCGCGCGGGTACAACGGTGTTGCTGCTTGATAGCACTTATTTTTAGTTGCAAATGATTCGATAATGTTGGTCATATAGTCACCCCTGTATTACGCCTTTGGCGATATTAGGCATCCACCGATGTACTCGCCGAATGCCTGCCGCCCGTGTTCGTTTAGATGTGTGCCGTCTGCCAAAAATGCGGAAGCGTTTGCGGTGTTTATGCCAAGCGCCTTATAGCCGTCAATACATGGGCAATTGAATTCATCTGCAACACCGGCCAGCGCCGTGCAAAATTCCCGCAATTTCTTCCCGTTCGCGTTTGTGTATGTTTCTGCGCCGGTGCTATCCCACTTACGATAGATTGGCGAGGAAATAAAGACGCGAATTTTTGGATAGGCAGTCTGAATCTTGCGCAGCGCGTATCGCAGCGCCCCGCACAACGTTGATGTATCATCGTCATCGGTAGCGTTGTCGATAGCGACATTGCCGGTGAAGTCGTTCGTACCGTAGTGGATGACCACCGTGTCAACACTGCCAAAGTCAATTCCTTTCAGCACCGCAAGCTGCTGTGCAAAATAATCTGCGCCGCTGGATGCCTGCGCATCCTGTGTGGTGTAAGTGCCCGTGGCCACAGCATCGGCCAGCGCCCACATAGAAAACGCAGCGTAGCCACTAGTGGGGTGTACGGCCATACGGCAGCCTCCGAAACCAACATTGTAAACCTTTGCACCCGTGAATGCCGCCGCCCATGCGGGGACGGATGTCGTGTCCCGCGTCATGCCAAATATGCTGTCGCCAAAGCACACAACCGTCTTGCCCGACAGTAGGGGCGATGCTATGTCAAAATCGACATTCGCCTTTTTGACCTTCACGCTCGGTTTGAGCACATTCTGCGTAGTCACGGTGTCGGTTATCTCCTCGTTCACAGTGACTATGGCATCAGCCGAGTGGGTCGTGACACGAAGCCACGCAAAGTTGTCCCAAAAGTAATAACCGATGCCCGAGGTGTCCCATGTGACGACATTGCCGTTTGTGGTGATAGTGCCGTATACTGCGTTGGTTCGGATGGCTACAATATCCTTGCCGCAGTTCGCCGTACCGGCTTTGTCCGCTGTCAGGGTCATCATAAGGGTCATGTCGAAGTTTGCCTGCGAGGTGTCCTTGATGCGGATGATATCGCCCTTTTTCACGGGGATGTAGCCCGAGACGGCAACGCCCGAACTGGGTATCTCCGCCCCTGATGAGTTAAGTGAAACACCGGATTTATACCCAACACCGTTGTATATTGCGCCGCTAGCGTCAACCGACAGTGGCACTTGATTAGTGTAGGTTGGCGAAGTAACAGATTCTGCTACCACGATTTCCGGAAAGTCTACTTCCTGCGCGCTGCTGCCGTCATAAGTAGCGGTAGCGCCGCCCACTTTAAGCGTCAGCGCCTTCGGGTTCGGCAGGGTTTCCGGCACAGTGGGGATTTGCACAAGGATTCTCTGTGCCGCAACTTGGAATGCGCCGTACTGCACCAAGTCCGTGGTATGGCCCGGATTATCAAGATTCTCTGCTGTCACCAGCCCGGTGATGCTGTCGATTACCGCCTTGTTCGCGTGCGTGTGCCGCGCGGTGGTGTTGGCGTTGATCTCCGCAGTCGGGACTACCGGGATATCACCCGGCGCGGCAGGCTTGTACCCAAGCGCGCCTGTGATGCTTGCCGCAGTCACGGTCGCGTCACTGCCGTCCTTGCCGGGTGTACCTTGCGCACCGGTTGCCCCGCGTGACGGCTTGCCGGTGTCCGTGCTGCCGATGTACCAATTGCCATTAGTGCCAATGGTCGGCGTGATGCCGTCCGCGCCTTTAGCACCGTCCGCGCCAGCAGCCCCCGGTTTGCCGTCCGCACCGTCCTTACCGTTCAACCCATCAGCGCCGTCTTTTCCCGGCGCACCATCTGCGCCATCCTCGATCGTGACAATGGCAGCCCCGTCCACGCTGATTGTCGTTGTCTTGCCGGACTTGGTGGCCGTTACCACCGGGCTGTGGCCATCCTTTCCGGGCGCACCGGGATCACCCTTTGCACCGTCTTTGCCGGGTGTACCAGCCGCTCCTGTGTCGCCCTTGAGGTCTGCCACGGCGATGAGGTTTGTCCACGTGCTGCCGCTATCCGTGCTGTACTGGATGTAGCCGTCCGCCACGCGCAAGTTCATGCTGCCAGCACCACCAGCCAATGCCACTTCATTGATCGCCGCCACGAGGTTATCTTTCGCGGTGGTTTGCAGGTCGCCAAGGTCGCCGATCTGGCGCTGGATCGTCTGCAGCGTCATCTGGTCTGTCGGTGTGTATACATACCCGGCGGGCTTCGCGCGCTTGTGCACTGCGAAGTTCCGCTGCACCATCGTGTACGCGCCGGTGTCGTCGGTTACGTAGGCGTAGGCCGTCAGCGTGTGCCAGTCCTGCAGCAGCTCGTCCGGGATGATGGCCGTGCCGTCTGTGTCGACGTCCACGTCCACGCTGCCGCCAAAGCACTTATTTTGATAGTGGACCTGTTTGACGCCGTCGCCGTCGGTGATTTTGCACCTCCGCCCGGTGTCCCACTGCCACAGCGCCCCGCGTCCATCTGCGATTGTAATAGTCATATGATGTCCCCCCCGTCACAGCGCGCGGATGCGGTCTGCAAAGTCACAAGCGAATATTTCACCTGCCTGACCGCTTTTTGCGCGGATTGCATCGGCAATACCCTTAAAAAGCTCGCCGAGGTTGTCAACGTACTGCACCGTCGGTGCGTCCGAAAACGCTGTGATATGCTTATCCAGCCACTCCTTGCTCGGCTCCAAACCAGCGCCGAACGCCGCGGTCAGGTCAATCAGCATGCAGGAAGTAAGCCAAAACGTTTTGTTTCCGCCGTCGTTGTTGTTGTAGTCAAAGCGGCAAGGATAGTTGCCATCACTAAAACTTGTACGATCAAACACCGCCGACAAGCGCGTCCACGCACCAGCAGCAGCGTTGACGGCCATGCCCGCGGCCGCCGCAGGCTCGGCAACCGGCCAGTACCAGTCGCAGGTTCCCGTGACTGCATCCTCAAATCGGATCTTAAATGTGGCATAGTATTTGTGCGACGCTGCCAGAGCGTGCGACGCCGACGTCAGCGTGACCTCGCCCGCGCCGGATGGGATGATTTTGATGCTGGACGCGGCCCCGTCGCCCGGCGTAATGCTCGACAGCTGCCACGCGCAGTTGCCACGCGTGGCCGGAAACCATCCCTTGCCGCTATTTGCCACGATATTAGTCATAGATACAGTGGTAGCCATGGCATGCCCCCCTTAATACGCACTGTTGATCGCAACGGCGATCGCGCTGTCAACGTACTGCTTGATTACCTTATTCTGCACGGGATTCGTCGATGTGCTCGACATCGCCGTGTCCACTATCACGCCACCACCGGCAGGAATCGTTTTAATTTCCCACTTGTGCTTATTTACCGCAAGCACCTTACCGTCATCGGAATCATCAGGATTCGGATCAGGCAGATAAGCCCCAAACAGCTCCACGGTCGCAGAGCCAAGAGCGCCAATACTTAGCACGACAGGGTAGTTAAGGATTGTACCTGTAAAAAGATAGTCGCTACTATTAAGCGCAGACACATAGCCAGTGCTGAACGACACAGGCAAACCGGTAGTGCTGTCAGGCAACGTAATATTGAATTTCATCGGCTTGTTCGCCGCAAGACTCGCAAGAATGGAATCAAAACTTGCGTCAAAAGTCACTGAGTACCTACTTGCGCCAGTCGATGCGTCATAGCCCAAATCGGACACTTTGGTCGATGTTACGGTAATGGCCTCATGCTCCGCGGCGAGATCATCTACATACGCCTTTGTAGTCGCGTCGTCGTCCTCGGTCGGCGTGCCCACCTTCACGCGCGCCTTAGCCCGCTTATCGCCGTCCGGCACAGTCGCCTCCACGGCGCCCGCACCAGATACGTTGATGCTAGCGTTTGCTCCTGCGCCCCCGTTGTCGTGCAAGGCAAGAACCGGCGTGCTCACGGACTGGGCGTTAATCCCGCCGCTCGTCGTAAGCCCCTTGACAGGTTCAAAGTCCCCGTTCACTTTCAGGTTTCCGGTGATCGTTCCGCCGGACTTGTCCAGCTTCCCACTCAGCGCCGCCTTTACCAGCGCAACAAGTTTCGCGGCCGCGGTCGGACCCGTGTATGTGGATTGGTCGTTCATGGTATCATCCCTTTCAATTTTCGCTCCAGATAGTCTGCATCTCGTCGGCCGTCATGGCAGTCAGGCCGTCCAGCTTGGTCTTGTCCGCAGCAGACATCAGGCCAGCCGCTGACTGCGTGGCCGCTGCTGTGCCGGCCTTACCGGCCAGCGCGGCAGTGATAACTTTGTTTTGGACGGGATTTGTACTGGTCGTTGATAGTGCGCTGTCCACGTCGATCGTGCCCCCACCGCCACCACCGGAAGGCGACGATCCGGAAGGACCGCTATCGGATGTGTTGTAGCTGCTGCTGGACTCCACGCTGTTGCCAATCGACGTTTTCCCGGAAAACACGAACGTGTAGTTCATGATGATCGACGGGTATTCCCGGCCGTTGATGTCCTTGACGATAACCTTGTCGAAAATGTCAAGCCGCGGGTCAGCCGGAAGATCACCAGAAAACTTATAGATCGGCTTGTTTTTCAGCTGTTCGTACACCGTCTTTGCGACTGCTTCAGCCGCGACGGTGATCGACCCGGACGGCCCTTCAATGCCCATCCACAAATTATCGTCATTCAGTTCAATGACGTAGCCTCCGGCGCCGAAGAAATACGTGTGCTCTTGCCCGTCACTGGCGAACGTCTTTTTCACGCGCACTCCAGTGACTTCAACCGGCGTACTTGCCACTTCCAGTTGGTTAATCCACTGTGTTAACGTCACATCTGTTGTAGATGTAATTGGTCGCACATACAGTGCATTCCCAGACACCACGGCATTGCCACCGCAGGCCAGCGCGATAGCTTCGATCACCTGCCGGATGGTGTGCTGTGTGTCCACGGTCGCCAGTGCGTTATATCCCAAGTCGCTATCAATCGCGCTGGGCGTCAGGCCGAGACGAGTCGCTGCCAGCCTCCATAGCTCTATGTAATTGTGCTCTCCCTGCATCTCCGTCGGGCACAGCACGTCCGCTTCCCTCATGGCATCGTAGCAAGTAAGCGTGGTAACTTCGTGCACGGTTTCCACTTCATAAACCTTAAAGCTGCCCATTGGAACCAAGTATCCATTGCCGTCGATTTTGATATCTGCCTTTAGGTGCACGGTCGCTCCTTCGTATAGATTCCGGTTATCGACGTTTTGCCACCCACCATCGTACATTTCAATTGTCGCGCATTTGCACGCGGAAAGCCCGACCGGGTAACTGCCTGATGATATCTGCGCTGTGATTTTCGTTCCACCAGGACGAAAACACGCCCCGTCTACTTGTAGGTGTTCCCCCGCCTTGATCGTCACAGTTGTATTGCCATAATACACCAATGTCACATCGTGATCCCACGTAAAAGTCGCTTCGACCACAAAGTTCGTCTGCGATGGGTAGACGCTTGTGATTTGACTTTCGACTGTTCGCATATCATGTCACCCCAAATCACGTCAGCGGATTGACGCTGACCATGTTAAATTCCACGGACGTAAACAGTTCCTTGTTTTCGTTCAGCCGGCCAATGTCAAGCTGCCCCTTGCCGACGTAAAACCACGACGTACACCACGCGCCATAGTAGGCGGAAAAGTAGTGCAGCTGGAATTGCTGGCCTTTTGCAATGATCTTCAGGATCTGCGACAGCATAGTTTTGCTGATCGACGCACGGCTATACCCAAGCGCTTCGACCGTGAACATGGGACTGACGACGGCCGCGCCGGTCTGGGTGCGGCCGCTGTCCTCCGTGTAAGTTGTTTCAAAGTCGTACGTCAGCGCGCCGGAATCCGGCTGCGGAAGTACCAGCCAGTCATCCGACGGACTTTTTCGAATTTTAATGTATTCCTGTGCCATGTGTTACACCGCTACAAGCGGGTTTTTGCCCGTTTGCCCTTTCCGCAATTTTGCTTCGGTGATTACTTCATCAAACAGTGTGCGGCGATCCAGACGCGCAATAAATTCGTATCGGCTGCCGGCACCACCGCCGGCTTCTTCGCGCACAATCTGGCGCAGCAGAGATTCCGGCGCTTCCAGGTTGTTGCCGTTTCGCTGGTCGCCCAACACGGCCAAGAACTGCCGGTTCGCCGGGATGACCGCGCCGCGCGCCAGCATCGGGATCTGCGGCACCGGCAGCGGATTCACGCCCCACATATTCTGGAACGGAGAAATGCCAAGGAAACTGGCGTTTCGGATCGTGTTCAGCATGGAGTTGATCTTATTGAACGGCACGGCGATGATCGTGTTCATGCCGCGAATGATGGCGTTGACGACCGTGCGGAAAGTATTTTCGATGCCTTCTTTGATGCCTGACCAGATGCGGCCTCCGGTGGAAAACACGTCCTTAACCTTTTGCCATGCGTCTCGGAATTTGCCCTGAAACCACTCCGGCACAGACTTGAAGGCGCTTTTGATTCCATCCCACGCAGCCACAGCGCCGGAGGCGACCTTTTCCCACAGCCCCCTGAACCAGTCCTTTACGGCCGTCCATTTTTCGATGACCCAATCCACTGCCGCCGCGACGCCAGCTTCCACATTGGCGAGGTGCTGCTCAAAAGCTGCATCGATACTGCTGATCGTTTTACTGATCCAATCCTTTATGGACGTCCATTTTGCGACGATCCACACGCCCACTGCAGCTATAGCGGCAATCAGCAGCGGTATCCACGCCCCTGTGATGATAGCAATAGCACCGCCAATAGTTAGCAGCGCCACGGTAATAGCCGTAAGGTTCTTATTGTTGAAGCCGTTTTTAATCACGTCACGAATTGCCACGCCAAGAAGGACAAGCCCCGCGACGATTGCCGTGATTGCTCCGCCAAGCACGCCAAATGCCAGCCCCAGCCCAGTGACAGCCGCAGCGGCGCCGATGATGTACCCTGTAAGATTGTCGAAATTTATGCCGTTTTTAAGCATATCGACAACGTTGATGGCCATCAGGACAGCCCCCGCGACAGCAAGCGCCAGCTGCTTTGCCTTCGACAAATTCCCCAGGAACTTCTTTCCGATTTTCCACGCAGCGAATCCAGCGCCCACCGCCGCCACATACGGCGACAGCTCGCGGACAACGGCTGCGATCTTGCCGATTTTCCCGGCATCAACTTGCTTTGACAAATCGAATTTCGGCGCTATGCCAGACGATCCGCCTCCGCCGCCGGAACTATCTTTGGATTCCCATCGGTTCATTTCATCCAAACCGGAAAGCTGCTTCTTCGTCTTTTCGGCCGCATCACCCGCGGCCGCCGTAGCTGACGCCTGATTATACAGCGCCTTTGCAGATGCATCCGCTTGTGACGCCGTTTTGCCAAACAACGAATTGATAAGCACGGACACAACGGCAGTCAATTTTGCAAGCCACGCCAAAAGCGTTCGAATTGCCGGCAAAATGTAGTTGTAGATTGGCGCAAAAGCGGAAATCAGATTCCCCCTGATCTGTGCCAACGATGTTGACATTTGTTTATCTGCGCCGATTGTGCCAAGCAGCATTTTGCGCATTGTACGCAGCGCTTTGGTAATCATGGTGAAAATGAAAACGCGCTTTGCCAATCCAGAAATTCGTTTGGTGAATTTCTTAAATTGTTCTGACACCTTCTGCGTTGTCAAAGCTGCAAGACGCTGTTTTTCCACATATGCGCTTACGGCAGCATTGGCTCTTTCCTGTGCGATCTGGCTGCCTTCGAGATTTAGCTGCGCTGTTTCCAGCTGCTGCTTTATTTTCTGGATCGCTTCACCGGTTTCCTGCGATACCGTTCCGGTGCTTCTGGTTTTCTTTTCGTTTTCGGCAACAGCCTGCAGTTCTTCCAGCTGCTGCCGCAGCGTGGCTACCTTCTGTGCAGCCTTGTCCACATTGTTCGCGGCCTTTTTCGCGTTGTTTTCCAGCTTCGCAAGGCCAGCGTCAAACTGGCCACTGTTTATCGTTGTATCAAATACCAGATCGCCGACAACATCAGCCATCGCGCACACCCCCTGTCATCAGCTGCCGGATGAATTCATCTTCGTCGTCGGTCAGATGCGCCGACTTGAAATCGATCAATTCCCGGTTTTCGTCGTAGTATTCGCGTTCCCACTTTTCCAGCTTCTTGTGCTTGCGCAGCTTCCGCCGGATGTCCAGGATCGTTGAAAACGTGCAGTCGCCAATCTCCATGTAGTAGCCGATGAACGTCCACCAGTGCATATACGGCAGCGCGCGCACGTCCCGCCCCGCCACGCGGTTGATCGGTGCGATGATCATCGGAAAATCCTGTTCCCAGTCCATCTGCTTCGGCTGCTGCCGCTGGTCGCCGCGATCCACACCGCCGTCCAAAAACCACAGCATGAATTTCACCGCGGCGGCCATGTCCGTGATCTGATCCCAGTCCGGATAAAAGATCTTGACCGCCACTTCGGCGCGATCCTGATCTGTCAGCTCCGGGTCATTCAGCGCGGCGCAGATGTCCAGAATTTCGCGGAAGTCACTTCGGATACGAAAACACCGGCCGCCGATACATGCTGCCTTCGGCAGGCCGGTATTCATGATCTGCGCTTCTTCCTGCGCTGACCGCCGCCGTTGTATTTATCCAGGTATTTCGCCTGACGCTTCTGCGCGGCAGCGGCCGCAACGTCCATCTCGCGCCGGATCTGGCGCGAAACCGCTTCCAGGAACGAAATGATTTGCAGGGAACCGGACGGCGTGAGCGAAACGCAGTAGGCTTTGCCGAACACTGTATCGCAGACGGGCGAAGGGAACGCCGCGTCCACCTGTTCGCGTGCGTAGGCGTCCAGTTCGCGGATTGTCGCGCGGGCGTCTGTATCGCTTTCCTGCGTGCCCATTTCGTCGGCTTTGGCCTTGATCGCCATCGCCGCCGCTTCCAGCCGGTCGATGATACCGATGTCGTTCGGGTCAAAATAGATCTTCCGGTTTGCGTCGCCGTTAATGGTGAACGCTTTCAGGCCGGTTTCAAAAGAAATGTTATTGCTCACGCCGTCACCCCCCTTATGCCGCCGCCTTCGTGAACGTGGCCACGCCGTCCGCAATGGCCGCAGTGCCGACCGTGCGCGTGCCGCCGTAGGTCACATCAAACGGCATGTCCACCGTCTTGTCGCCGCCCAGCGACTTCACTTCGATTGCGCAGCCGCTATAGCGTTCGGCAAACATCGCCGTGTCCTTCGTGCCGGCATAGCAGTGCACGATCATCATATCCTGTTCAGCCAGCGCTGCGACGTCCTGGTCCTTGATCGCCATCTGCCACAGCTTCGTCAGCGCGGTTTCGCCGGCGTCCAGATTGCACGGGTCAAAGGTCTGCGTGATGGTCGGCGCGGACATGGTGGTAAACGTGTTGCCGAGAATGTCCTGCGTGGTTTCTTTGTTCCAGTCATATTCCTGACTGCTGTCTTCCACACGCTTGCCGATGATCGACCAAACCGGCGCGGAAGACGTGCCGGTATTCAGGAAGGCCATCAGCAGTTTGCGGGCAATCGTCTGGCCCGCGGTTGTGTTAAAAGTCGTACTTTCAGGCATAATGCATCACCTTTCAAAATTATTATCGTACCGCATCGACAGGGACACGGCCCAGTCTTCCACACCGTCGACATAGCGCCCGGCCAGATAGGCCGCCGACACCTGTACAAATGCAGTGATCGTCCGCCCATCGCCGAGGTCTGGCCACGCGGCAAGCGTGTGCTGCTGGCCGTCCGCCGTGATCGGCTGTTTTTCAAGCCAGCGCGCCAATTTGTCCAGCCAGCCCTTGATGTGGATGCGGTCAGTTTCCGACTGCGGTACGGCGCGATATACCACCCGAAACGCATAGTTGCATTTTTGGTACACACCGCCCATGATGTCGGTCGTTTCGCTGATCACCGTCGCCGCAGCGGACGGATAGATCCCGACGCCGGACTTGTCGCCCAGCTCGCCGAACCGGATTTCCCGCGCGCCAATGGCCGGGAAATCATTCAGCAAGCCGCCCAGGATCGTTGAAAAATCTTTTGTGTCAACCATTTGCTTCCCCCAGGATGATCCGTTTGCATCCGTCCGCCCATTCTTTTCCGTGTTCGTTTTGGGCCACTTCCGCCCAGTGCGGCACGCCGGCCGCAAACCGCAGATCTCGGTCGGTCACAACTTTCACAGCGCCCTTGCGCGCCCACGGCGAACCGGTTTCCGGGTCGACCATGACCTTGCCCATATACAGATACCGCGCATATGGGCCTGGGAACACAATCTGCCGGCCACCTTCTGCGACGTATGAACGCTGCTGCAGGCTGCCGGTTTTCAGCGGCATATACAGCTTGCTGTCCGCAAGCACCTGCTGCCCCAGCCATTCCTGCGCTTTGGCGAATCGCGGGCCGTATTTGGCGAACCGGAGATTTACCCGGACGCGCCCTTTGACATAGCTGACGTCCTTATAGTGCTTGATGCCGCTCATGACGCTGTCACCTCGAAGTGCGCAATCAGCGGAAACCATGCGCAGGATGTGATGCGGTGGCACTCCGCGACTTTGCACAGCACATCGTATTCCGCCCAGTCGTGCTCGCCGCGGCAGAAATAATCGCCCGGCTGAAACGTAATCATGCCGCTGCGGTCATCCGCCGCCTGATACACTTCCGGCGTCGCATAGGTCAGCGCGCCAATGGCCGCTTTCGGGACAAGCAGCAGCACATAGTGCCCCGGCACATCGCCGGTCGTACCTGGCGTCATAGCGATTTTTGCTTCCACCTTGACGCCTGCCAGCACGTGCCGCACCCACGTATCGGCCTGACCTCGCGCGCCGCGCACGCGCGAAAAAAGCGTGATCGTATCGCTATGTAGCAGCATCAGCACGTCACCCCCGCGTACAGCACAAGGACGCCATCCACGGCCACGCCGGAAAGCCAGCGCCGAAGCAAGTCAAACACCAGCGCGTCACGTGCCGCCGTAGTCTTTGCGGCGGTCGTGTAGCAGCTGTCAGCCGCTTTATATGTGATCGATTCGCTGCCGGACGACACCGACGCCACAGGGCCGGCGGTTTTTACGCCGCCGACGTCTGCGGTTTCAGCCGCGCTGTCACGCGCCTGGTCAATGCGGTAAAGGCATTCGGCCAGTTCGCACGCGCAGTCCTGCAGCTTTTCGGCGTCGATCGTGGATTCCGGCAGCGTGCCGCCGAAGCGGTCAAACGTAAAGCGGTCGATCTCCTGCGACGCCGCACGCAGGTAGCGGGCAGCAGTCACTTCGTCGCAAAAAGGGGACAGATCGTCCCCGTACCGTTTTACGTATGTGTCAAAATCCGCGTACACCGTGATTCACCTGCCGATCACGCGCTTGCGCAGGACTTCACGTGCACCTGCGCAGCGTCCAGAACACGCAGAGCGGCGTTTTCCTCGACCTGCGCCTTCGTACCGGCAAACAGCTCAGAATCGACCATGCGGACGATGCTGAAGTTATCGCCGACACCGAAGGCGTTCGGATCGTACATGATGAATTCCACCTTCGCGAGGTTCGCCGCCGTGACGCTGGCCTTTGTACCGCCGTGCGGATAGTAGGCAAGATCAGCAGACGACGCGAAGCCGTTGACTTCAATCCAGGTGAAGCCCATGAAGCTGCCGACCTGCCCGCCGGCAGCGGCGGCGAGCAGCATTTCGTTGGACGTCGGGATATACTTCTCACCGGCGAACTCCAGCATCGTCGCGAAGAAGTCCGGGCTGCAAAGCACGATGGTGGGGTTGGCTTTCGCCTTGACCATGGCTTTGCGTTCGGCCAGCACCTGCGCCTTGAAGTTGGCCGCAGTGGTCTTCGTGGTGTTGGTGGATGCCGTGCCCTCGGAGATCAGGCAGGCCAGCGCGCACTGATTCTTTGCCTCCGCGACTTCGCGGGTGGCAAGGGCCAGATGCTCCTCGGCAATCGGGAACGCCACAGCAGCGGCCTGCACGCCGTAGATCTTCTTAGATGCCTGCAGGTTGTTGTTGAAAACAGCCTGAACCAGCGTGTCAGCGGCAGCGGTGTCCTTGAAGTCACGGCCGGGCGTGCCGACAGACGCGGCGGTGGAGGTCAGCTTGTGCCAGTAGCAGCCGCCGGCGCCGTCGACCATCACGTCCTGATAGGTCACGCCAGGCACAAGCCAGGTCTTATAAAACAGGTTGGGAAGAACAGTTGCCTTGTACTGTTCATCGACATACATGGATCCATACTGGATAGACATAGATCATCATTTCCTTTCGTAGTCTTAGCCCCTGAAAAACGGGTTGTTTTTGTATTTCTGGGCTACGTATTCTTTTGCGCCTCCCGCCGGCGGCACCATGCCGCTGTGATCGGACGAAAAGCGCGCCTTGCTGGCGGGATCGGCCACAAGGATGCCGGGGATCTCCTTGCCGTTCTGATCGGTGACAAGGCCGGTAAACAGGTCGTCGATCGACTTGCCGCGCGCATCGTCAGACCCCAGTGCTGTCACCAGCTTGTCCGTGATGCTTTCGCGCGTGATGTCGTTGACGAAATGCTTGCCCAACAGGAACGTGTCCACCGTACTGCGCAGCTTCACGGCAGCGGCGTCCTTCTTGCGGTTGTCCCGCTCGGTCTGCAGGTCATTGGTCAGGGTCGTGATCTGACCTTTCAGCGCTGCGACATCCACGCCGTCAAAGGCGGCAAGCTTGCCCTGCACGTCTTTCAGCGATGTGTCCAGCGCGTCGTGGCGTTCCTGCAGCTTGGTGAATTCCGCCACGGTCTTGTAGTTTTCGGCGACGGCCTTGCGCAGATCCGCCGCCTTTCCTTCCGGAATCGTGATACCGAAGTCGGAAAGAATGGTCTCGATGTTCTTCATGCGTAATCCTCCTAACGTGATTTTTAACAGCCCGTCGGCTGTGTGGATTGAGCCGGATGAACCACCGGCGGGGTCGTGATATAGCAAAGGGGCAGCCGGTTTCCCGTCCGCCCCTGCGTATCCTGATTCGATTTTGGGTATAAGAAAACCACCTTGCCGATTGGTAAGATGGTTTCTCTAATTATTATGTGAAATAAATTTCCGCTAAAATTTATCCGATTGTTTATTCCGCGATATGTACATAAGTGATCTTTTCAATATCCGTCGCTTTGATGAACTCTGTTGTATCCTCAATCTCATGCAGCCGCTCCGGCGGGTAATCAATATCAACCAGATATACATCCCCCGAATAGACCCCCACGATTGTGCCTTCTCTCCCATCCTTCAAGCGAACACAATCATATTCTTTTGGCCTCTGCATATCATTTTTCCCTCCTCATCTGTCCACAAATGCCGTCGTCATGCGCGGAGTTCTATCCTCCGGGGCGATGATCCATCCCGTTCTAATCGGGACATAGCGTCCATTTGCGCCCTTCACCAGCATTCGCACGGTAAATTTCTCCCCATGTTCTGTGGTTGTTTTCCCGCTGGCCTTATACCTGCCAATGCCCGCCATAATCTCCTGCATAAGCAGCTCGTAATTATTTGCATTATACCCCAGCGCCGCCTGAAATACAACCGCCTTATCTCGCCCACTGGCGCCCTCCTTCATATTAAGCGAATAGTTCAACAGCTTTTCTTTTACACCGTGTGCATATTCGTACTTTGGAAGAAGTTCTGCAGGATCTTTCGCCACATGCTCGGCGTTAAAATCGGCTATCATTTTGTCGACGCGCTTTTGCTCTCGAACGGACGCGGACGCGGTTGACGCCGCCGAGCGATCCCACCCTGCAACGGCAAGCCGCTCGTGGTATGGTTTCAGATCGTTATCGTCGCAGAACTTTGTGTAGGCCGCGTTCTGATCCTGCAGGCGCTTGGCGGACTGCGCATATTTCTCCTGCAATTTTGCCTTGCCTGCCGTATCTTCGCAGCTTTTCACGGCTGTGTGCAGCGCCGTGCACTTGCGCTTCTGCGCCCGGATGCGGCGTTCCATCGCGCGCTGCGTCTGCGACAGCTCATACGCGCGTCGGTTGGCTTCGGTATCGATCGGCTTGTTATGATTCTGGCTGACGCCCGGCAGGAACGGCGTGAAGGAATGGCGACAGTTATAGCCGCACAGGCCAAGCGGATTTTCCGGGTAGCCGGTCGCGTCCAGCAGGTTATCGAACTGCGCGTCCTTGCCAGCGATGCAGTACACCTTGCCCTGCCAGCCGGCATGATCGGCGATTGGGTCGGTATCGGACACACGCGCGCCCAGATGCTGCGACACCAGCACATGATTCCAGCCCATGTCTTTGCACTGCTGGATCGTCATGTTCCCGGATGACTGCGCCACGCCCGTGCGGATGCAGCGCAGTACCGCCACTTCCAGCGTGTCCTTATGGCCGGACGGATAGCGCACGATTGGCTGTACCTGCCCCAGCTCTTTTATGCCCTCCAGCATAGCGGCGGTGTAGGACTGCGCCCCGGTACGTACCTTCCAATACGCCGCGTCGCAGATATCGATGAACGCCTGATTGGTCGCGCCGGCCGTCGTGCGCGTGATGTTGGAAATTTCGCCGACCGTGCGTTCATAGGCGTCCGTGATGATTGCCATCATGCCGGGCGACAGGCCAGAAAACGTCACAGCGGCAGCTTCGGCGTCTGCCTTCGCTGCCTGAATGCCGCTGTCCTTGAAGATCTTTGCGATCTCCGGCTGCGATTTGCCGGTGCTTTTGGCCAACGCCTTCTGGATTTCGTCCAGATTGCCGCCGGCCTGTTCCAGCACCCATGCCTGCCATTCATCCGTGCCGGTCAGCAGCTTTTCTTCGCCGTGGCCGAAGCGGATCATGAAGCGCTCGATCATGTCGCGGGCAATCCATTCCGTCAGGCCATCCAGCAACGGCAGCAGAGTTTCGCCGATCTCCTGAAACTGTTCCGGGGTGATCATTCGGTATCAGGGAACAGCCCCGGCTTTGCTGTGTTGGCTTCGGCGTAGGCCGCTTTTGCGTCGTCTTCGCTGAAGCCTTCAAAGCGCACCAGATACATCCACCACGGCAAAACGCCGAGCTGGCAAAGGCTTTTTGTGTTCTGCCGGTCCTCTTCGTAGCTATACGTTATGTCGCCGAAATTGTACGCCACGGTATACGTGCCATAGGGCGCCAGATCGTAGATATCAGCATAGTCGTTCAACGCCTGAATCAGGTCATCCACAGCTGCCTGAATGCGGTCGCGGATGTCCTTGATGCGCTGGATGGTGCGGCGGTCATCAGCTTCCACCTGCGTTGCGGTGGCAAGGCCCTGCTTTTCGTTATAGCTAAAATAGCCTTCCGAAAAGCCGCACTTGGTCGACAAGCTTTGCAGCAGCATATTGATGCCGGTCTGGCGTTCGCCGGTTTTCAGCTTGCGATCGATTTCCTGATAGAAACTTTCGGCCGCCGAGCCGGCAACGTTTTGCACATAGCGCGGCAGCCGCACGGAAACATTCTTCCGCCCGGGCTCACGCAGCAGACGGTCATCCACAAGGGCGATCGACCGGGAATCCTGAATTTCGTCCACCATCGCCGACCATGCAACGTCCAGCCCCCGCAGCTCTGGCAAGGCGTTGGCGTAGATAGACATACCGCATGCGCCGCCGTCAATGTTGTTGGCGTCCGGCATGGTGCACACAGCAAATAGCGGCGCAGTATCATCCAGCACGGCGTCCGGCAGGATGCCCACCCAATCCGGCACTTCGTCCAGATTCACACGGGATGCCGATGCTTTGCCCTTCGCCAGCCGGAACGCGCGGTTGGAAACCACATAATGCATCCCGTCGTAGCGGTGATATTCGGCCTTGACATAGTAATAATCCGGCGTCGCCTTCGTGTCGTACAGCACAACGCCCGTCACGCGCTTTCGGTTATCCACAGCGGTGATCGTAAATTCCGGCGGCGTGTACAGACCGATGCTGTCCGGCGTCGGTTTCAGCAAGAACATGCCAGCAGCGCAGCCCACGTCCACCATGTCGCGCAGGAACGGGATCAGTTCCTCGTTCAGCCGCTCCTGCAGCCAGTCAGCGCGGGTCGATCCGGACAGTTCGACGCTGACGCCCATCGTCGCAAGGCGCGCAGCTTCGCCGGTCACGGCCTTTGCAAAATTGATGGTGCGGTCCTGATCGTTTACCCACGGCGGGGTACCCATCCAGATCTGCATCCACAGGTCTTCCGCTTCGCGCATTTCCGGCGTTACCAGCGGCGCAATGCGGAATTCTTCGCGGATCTGTTTTTTCACGCTGTCCAGCGGGATATTGATTTTCATGCACTTGCCCCCCTGCGCATCGTCAGCGGTTCCAGTGCGTACCGCGTGGCGTCGATGCTATGGTTATTCACGTCCGGGTATCCGGTGACGACGTTGCCGTCCCGGTCCCGCTCGTATTCATACTCCGAAAATTCCTTTGCCGCATTCGGGCAGCGCACCGGGTCGATGATGATGCGCCGGCGCTGCAGCCACTTCATGCCATGTTCGATTGACCCCGGACCTTTGACAGCGCCGGTGACCGGCAGACCCATTTCGCGGTGATCGTTGACGCTTTTCGGTTCGGCCGAATCGGCCGTGATTGTGTAATCGTCATAGCCGTGTTCGATGATCCAACGCGCCGTCTGTTCGTTCGATTCCTTGTTGACGTAGTGCTCCGCGAATAGATACACCGCCTCGCGGTCGCTGTCGTAGTAGCAGCGAATGAAGCAGTACGGATCGGGATACCAGCCCCAGTCCTCGCCCTGGAAGATGCGGTCAAAATGCGAAATCTCTTCATCTGTGATCTCCCGCAGCTCCAGATAGTCAAAGACGCTGCCGCCGTCGCCATTGGCTACGCCTTCATATTCGTGCTCATACGCCGCTGGGTTGACCTCTTGCAGGTGTTCCGCGTCTGCGATAAACTTCGCGCCCAGCCATTCCGGCGGGGCTTCCGTGTAGCTGGAATGATGGAAAACGCGCCCCGGATTCGGGACAAGCCGCTCCTTGTTGACCCAGCTGGATTTGCTTTTTGGCGGGTTGTATGACGAAAAATCATAGGAATCCGCGCCGCCACGCAGCACGGATTGGTTAATAGAACGTTCTTCTTCCGGCCCGCAAAGCTGGTCTTTTTCTTCCTTCCACAGGATGCCGATATAGCCAAACGGCGGCTTAATGGATTTCAGCTTCAACGGATCGTCACAGCCGCGAAAATAAATCGTCTGGCCGGTTTCTTTCAGCACGATTTCTAGCGGCGACAGCTTGCAGTTGAACTCATCGTATAGCCCTAGCTCGTTGATCGCCCATTTCATCTGGGCATACACGCTGTCTTTCAGGGTGTTGCCCATCTTGCGGATGATACAGGCATGCATCGTCGGGTTGTTTTTCAGCAGCTCGACGATTTTCAGGGATATATACGACGATTTCAGGCCGCCGCGGCCGCCTTCAAAGACATACGTCATGTTCGGCTGAATGCGCCGGTTGATGTCCACAAACGCCCGGCCTAGTACGCGCGCCGGCAGCTCATAATGTGCGGATGCGCGCGCTGCCGCCTTTGTTTCCTGCTCTTCCTTGATGCGCAGCGACTTCTCAAGGTCGCCGGCTGCGCGTAGACGGTCAGCGATGGAGGTTTCGATGCCGAACTGGTCTTTTTCCTGCCCACGCATGATCGCCGTGCGCAGCTCCTGGATCTCTTTCAGGGATGCCGTGCGCTCGGATTCGATTTTTTCCTGCCGCCGCGCTATATAGATTTTTATGTCAGGTTTTGTCAGGTTTTCCGCGCCGATGGATTTGGCGGTTTTCGCCGAGTACCCTGCTCTGCGCGCCGCCTCGGTCGCGTTGCCCAATTCGATGTAAAAATCCGCAAAAGCGCGCTGCTTTGGCGTGAGATTCATGGGATCACCCGCTATAGATTTTCGCCAGCGTTTTTACGACATCCGCCATGCTGTAAGTCTCCAGTACGCGCGTGCTGATATGCTTCCCGGTTTCATCGGTTTCTGCCTTTTCCAGCACGTATTTTGTTACCATCCGGCCAAGCCGCTCGGAGTAGTGCTGTAACTGATTGACTTTGTAATGCTCGCCGCGCTGGTTCAGCGCCGCCTGCAGTTTGTAGGTAAGTTGTTTCAGATTCATAACCGCACCAGAATGCACAAAGCACCGAACCCGAAACCGGGCCGGTGCTTTGCTTTTTTTGAGAGACATGAGAAAACCGGAGTTGACAGAGACAAGAGAAAAAGCCATGCGTACATTCTGCAAAAGGATCAAAGGAAGAGAGGTATATCACAAAGTGACTTGTGGGACCGGTCTCTCTCGCAATCCCGCGATATCACTTTAACACAGATTCCCGTGAAAATGTTCCCGATTTTTTCCCACCTTGCGCTCACATCTCCGTGAGACCGTACATCGTTATCGTGAAATTCCGCAGTGCGCAATCCTTCCAGCGGTAAGCAGTTGTTTTCTCGATGGCCAATTCCCGGCACAGCCGCTCGACGCCTCCGATACACGGCGTGATGTAAAATCGCTGCAACACGCACCTGTCCCGCTCGGAGAGCTGATTCAAGGCACGATCCACGCGGCGCACCCGGTTCTCGGTCAAGCGCTGCGCCTCTTCCAGCCGCTCACGTTTCAGGATGTTGTTGACGAGCGCATCGTCCCGGCCATTCGAGCCGCCGGCGACCGGACTGCCGTCCGCCGAGGCGCTGCGGATGCTCGTGATCTCCGTCGCCAGGTCAGCGATCTGACCGCTGATGTTTGCAATTGCCGCCTTTCGGTTCATGTAGTTGCGCAGCTCATCGGCCGCCTCCCGCTTCCAGTCCAATTAAGTCACCTCCACATAGCGCCAGCTCTGCGGTGGGCGCTTGATTTTGCCCTTGTCATGGCAAGCGTTGCAGTCAGTTGCCCATTTCGCATCGCAATCATCGCACTCATACGGACGACAAAGCGTGCTCAATGCGCGAGGCTTATCATAGATTCGCAAGCCTGATATGCGCCATGCCCAGCCTTCCCGCCCGCCGAGATACGCCTCGGCCGCATCGCGGGTCAAGCAGGCGTCATCAAAGATCTCGTCCGCCGGGACAACGCTCCAATCCGGCAAGCATATGCCATATCTCTCCGGGCTGACGCTACCGCCAAAACGGAGGAGGTGGACAGTGTCATAGCACTCAAACTCGCCGATGACCTTACCGCCACCGTAAAATTGCGGCTTTGGATAATCCGTCTCGATATAGTCCTCGTGCGGGTATCTCGGTTGCGTACAGTAGATATAGCACTTAAACGGCGTGTGCAGCTTTGGGCGGCTCTTGCGCACCTCAACGGTCTTTGTGCCATTGGCGATCAGCTCGCACCATTTGGGGCGGATGCTGATAAGTACGGCCTTACTCATTGTGCAGCGCCTCACTTCCCGGGACGATACGATCCCAACAGGCCGCGCACAGTACTTCTTTTACCTCTCGCTGATGAACATGTTCATGCGGGCACGGTTTGTTCTTCGGCTCGTAACCGTAGGTATTCGGGCATCCAAAACACCCGCCAATACAGGTTTCGTCCACCGCGTTCGGATGCTCCAGCGCCAGCAGCTCGCGGAATGTGCAGCCGTGCGACTTCCGCACAAGCATGTCTACCCGAAAAGCGTCCCAATTCGCCGTCGGCACGCCGACATAGTCGCACCACGCGCGTTCCAGCTTCGCGCCATCCGAAGACGACCAGTCCGGAAGGAACACGACGTAGTCCACCGCCTCCATCTCAGCGAAGCAGATGCGCATATAGTCCAGCTTGTCCAGCCCCTCCGGCGCTGTGGCCGGATTGATGACCGTCGCGCCCAGCCGCTCAAGCTGTGCAGCCGCTCGGGCGAATTTTCCCTTATAATCCGGATCCCCGGCGATTTTCCCTGATATGTAGATCTTCATGGTTGCCCTCCTTATCCGATCAATGTCGGTATTTCGTAATTGCACCAGAGCACTTCCGTGCGCCTATCGCCATTCTGGTTATAGGCCTTCCGCTCGATGATGTTCCAGCCACTCAGTTCGCTGTCATACATGGGTGAGTGATACCCGGATAGAATAACCGGCCCCGGGTGCGCTTTCAGCGCTGCCAGCAATGCCTCGTGGTCTGCGTCTGTCATTTCGTGCCGATACTGCTTTCCGCTGCGCGTTTCAAGCAAATACGGCGGATCTGCATAGATCAGCACGTTCTCGTGCCGGAAACGCCGAATCAGCTCCAGCGCCGGGCGATTCTCTATCTGTACTTCTTTCAGCCGCTCGGCCGCGGCCCGTATGTTCTCGGGCATATCGTTCCAGCAGTTCAGGCAGTAACTACGCTCACGCGCATAAACGTCGATTTTAAATCCGGTCTTTTGATACGTCTTGAAGCCGTGCCCCATCCTGCTCCGGATACAAAACCGCACCGCACGGTCGAAGTCTGTTTCGCCGCGATTCTCGTACGCATCGTCAAATATTGCGCGCGCATATGGCGTCAAGTCGATTTCCCGGGCAAGCCGCTCGGGGTCTGCACGCAGGACGCGGAAAAAATTCACGATATCCCCGTCGATGTCGTTCACGGTCTCGATCGCCGAGCGCGGTTTGCTGAACAGCACGGCCAAAGAACCGGCGAACGGCTCCAAATAGGATCTGTGCGGCGGCATAATTTGCACGATTTCCTGTGCCATGCCCCACTTTGCACCGGGGTAATTCAAAATCGCATTCACTGATTCACCCCCATCACATGGCCACCGCATCAGCGAGTGCAGCCATCGTCTCAATTTTCCTGGGCATGGCATACTCCGGTAGGTTCGCTGCCACAACGGCCGCAGCCATCGGCGGGCAGACGGCATTGCCGCATCTGGCTACTTGCTGTGTCTTCGGGTAAGGCTTTCCGGCCGCATCATGGTCGATGATGTAATCCGGAGGAAAGCCCATGGCGTTGTACAGCTCCCGAGGCGACAGCATCCGCAGGCCAATGTCTGCGATATAGTACGGCGCCCCGCCGATTGACAGGAGCAGCAGATCGTCCTCGCCCAGCGCATAGCCGCAGTACAGGTTCAGCAAGTCGCGGATCTGCGGCCAATGGTGCAGCCGCTCGGATGTGCCGATTTTACAAAGCACTGCCTTGCAGCAGCCAAACACGCCGCCCGCTGTCTGTGTCGGCAGCGGCTCCGACGGCCGTGTGCCGACTTCGTCCCGCTTGTACTTGACCACGTGGGCAGCGCATACCGCATTGTGGTCGATGGCCGTCACTGTCGGCAGCGGCTCTCCCGCTTTCTCACCGTCCACCCCGCTGTAATACTTGACTACATGTGCAGCAACCACAGCTTCCCGGTCGTGGCTCGTGACCGTATGCATCGGGCTTTGCACATCCAACGGCCGGCCGCCGCCGTAATACTCCACCAGATTCGCGCAGGTAAGGCCGTAACGGTTCGAGGCGTCCACCGTGCAGACGGGCTTATCCAGTCCAGCCGCTCGGGCGCTTTCTGTTTTCTCCGTGTGGTACTGGATCAGTGACGGCGATAGCAGCATCTGCCCGCCGCCTCCGCCTGTACGGACTGTGTTCATTGGTTCGGCGGCCGGTGCTCCGACACTGTTGCTGGTGTTCGTCATCGTCAGCGGCGTGAGGACCGGCCGGCAAATGTCACCGGTGTGCTTTGCCGTAATCGTTTTACACGGCTCTTGGCTATCCGTGACGTGCCCACCTCCGGAATGGTTACAATCAACGATGAACGGCGCCCCGGATTTGATCGTGAACTTGTCCACGCCGCGAATAATGCGGCGCATGGTGTTGTCCGCCAGCGGCCGGACGGCGGAAATGCCGTACCGCTCGTGGATTTCATCCTTCGTCGAAAAAATCGAAGGGCACGGCAGCGACCAGTCTATGATCTCCGCGGCGCTGCGCCATGGCAGCAGTTTTCCGCTGCGCACTTCCACGCTGTCTCGCGGGGCGTGTGTGCGCTCCGGCCAGACGATCGCACGTCCGTCGCAGCGGGCAATCAGCACCAGCCGACGTCTGGTCGTCGGCGCACCGTAGTCAGCCGCCACCAGCTCGCGCCATTCCACGGTGTACCCCAGTGCCCGAAGCTGCCCGACGAACTTCTGGAACGTCGTGCCGGCCAGCTTCTTTACCGGCTTTCCTTTGCGCACTGGTCCCCACGTCTGGAACTCTTCAACGTTTTCGAGGATGATGACGCGCGGGCGCACCTTCGCCGCCCAGCGCAAGACGATCCACGCGAGGCCCCGGATTTTGCGGTCAACAAGTGCCGCGCCTTTTGCTTTCGAAAAATGCTTACAGTCCGGCGAAAACCACGCCAGCGCCACCGGCCGCCCTCGACAGACCGTCTCCGGATCCACATCCCAGACAGACGCCTGGTAATGCTCCGTGTACGGATGGTTCGCTTCGTGCATCCGGATCGCTGCCGGGTCGTGATTGATCGCCGCATTGACGATTCGCCCCAGCGCCAGCTCAATTCCCGTGGACGCGCCGCCGCCACCGGCAAAGCTGTCAACGATGATCTCGCCGTCAAGTGTCTCCTGTGTGCGCAGCATCATGCATCCTCCCCCGCGCCGAGTGCGAGCTGCCCGGCGGCATACAGCTCGTACACCGTCCGGCCGCGATCATCTGCCATATACGGCAGGAAGATCTGCTGCATCGGCACATCACAGGATTCGATCAGCGCCATTTGTGCCAGCACCCAGTCGCGCACGTTCCGCCACGCGGTCATTTCTGCCTGCTCTCGGTCGGCCTTGATCTTCTGCGCCGCGAACACTCGCAGCGTTCCGTCTACGGCCGCCGGCAGGCGGAAGCCACGCGGCCCAACCGGCGTGTCGATCCCAAACGCGATCGCCTGCGGCTTGCCATTATCGTAGTCAATCATGATCTTGGTGGCGCCGTGGCGTGCAAGCGCGCCTTGGATTTCCCCGATGGACGTATATACGTCCACTTTCGTCGTATAGTTTTTGATTGCCATGTGCCCACCTCACTCCGGATCGCCGAGAAACCGGATCACGCCCTGACGCAGCTGCACCCGGTACGGCTCCAGCTCCACGGCCGTCATGTACTTATGGCCGAATAGTTCTTTCATGTTCTGCCAGTCCTCCCACATGACACGATACACTGCGCGCCCGCGCAGGCACACCAGCACAAACGCCAGCGCGCCCATATTGGCGTGCGATTTCAGTGCACGCGCCTGCTCTTCCGTGACCGCACTTTGCATGATGCGGTCTTTGTCCGTGGCCTTGGCCTCGAACACTACGCTGCTGCCGCCGCATAGCGTGCCCTGAAAATCCGGCTGCGCCTGCTTGGTGAAAACCGCCTCGAACGACCAGCAGCCGCTCGGATTCTGATGCCGGCCGGAAATGACCTTGATCGGCTCCGGCGTCTTGTCGATCTCCGCGATGCCATGCGCCCGGTAATACGCGCAGGCCGTGAGGATCTGCGCCTCAAAGCCTTCCCCGGTCGCACGGCTGATACTCCCCTGCGCCTGACGCGCTGGATTTTTCGCCGACTCCTCGGCGTGGAAAACTGCAGCGCCTTTTCATACGCCACAGGATCCAGCTTGCGTGCCGCCTGTTTCTGATAGCGCGGCGGCAGGCTGTCCATACGGATTCCCATTGTGTGCGCTCCTTCCTATGTGGTGTCTTTGATCTCGTAATACTCCTGCCACGGCCAGCCGCTCAGTTCGTGCCAGCCGCTCTTATACTCCGACCCATCGTCAAAGCGATAGAGATGCATCCCCCGTCTGGCCTTCGGCTCTTTTCTCCACGTCTCGGCCTTGGTCACCTGATAGCGGATCTCCGGCTTGGCCATGCCGGCGCTGCAGGTATACCGCCGGCGGCGGATGCCCTGCTCGCGGCAGCGGCGCATGGTGGAGCGTGATTCCTTGATGAGGTAGGATGCGAGCTTTGCGTGGTTCTTCCGGTCATCGAGCATCTGGAAGCTGATAGATCCCGCGCCATTGGTCACCTTTGCCCAGGCAGCGGCGATGATCTGCGCGTCAAAGCGTGGCAGGAGGATGTGATGATGCACGTTCGTCATGTGCTTGGTTTCGAGCACGGCGATGTATTTCAAGCGCTTGCCCGCTTTGGCGTACGCCTTGCGCAGCTCGCGAAGGAACGCCGCCCTGTCCCGCTCGGCCTGTTCCAGCGTGATCTCCTTGTCCCAGTAATGCAGGACCATGTGATAATCGCCATAGCGATAGTTACAGTTGATGAGCCAGCGCAGGTGCTCCTCGGCCACGCGCTCGTTGATGCGCTCCTGACACTTGGAGGTCTCCTTCTCGGATGATCGCTTGCGCGGCTTGACCTCCTTGCTGTGCACACGGGATGAATACATCTTGCGGTGCTCGACCGTTTCCCCGCACACGACAGTGCGATGTACATACGGCATGATTGCCTCCCTGTCTGTCTCCGGTCGAGTTAGTAATTGGTCTTACCGAAGCTGAAAACGCCTTGCGGCGTCAGCGTTTTTCGGCTTGCAGGGCGGGCAACTGTATGCTATAATATATATAGTGTAGCGCGCCCTGTGCGCTATTGGGTTTTCACCGCCTGCGGGTTTGACGATCTTCGCAGGCGGTGTCTTTTTATGTCTCCGGCGGCGCCCACATGACGCGCGCCCCGTGGACGACTTCCTGCCATGGGACGCCCCACAGCTCCGCCGCGCACTGGATCGCCGCGAACGGCGATGCGCACGGTACGACCACGGCCTTGCGCCCCGGGAGCGCCACCCGCGCGCGGCCTTTTGCGGCCCAGCGGTCATGCCGGCGGCGCTCCGCCAGCTCTTCCGTGGACATATAGACGACCTCCTGCCGCCTCATGCGACGCCGAGGGCCGAGAAGATAAGGTGGAACACCCACCCCGCCAGCGCGATGCCGGCGATAAAGGACGCGCAGACGATGCCGTCCTCGACACCCCAGATGATGTAGCGGCGCACCTTCGCCTTGGCGCGCGGATCTCCGAACACCTTCATTCGTCGTCGCTCCCCTCTGCCGTGCGGTACAGCATCTGCATGTTGTTCGCGCAGATAGCGCACATCGGCACATCGTGGATATGTCGGACTCCGTCCACACTCCCGCAAAACACACAGCCCGGCACATACTTGCGCAGGATGATGTTGTCTGCGTCTGTATAGATCTCCATGGGATCTCCCGTCCGGATGCCCATCGTCTGGCGCAGCTCCTTCGGCAGCACGATGCGGCCGAGGTCATCGACCCTCCTGATGATTCCTGTTGCTTTCATTGGTTTCTCCTTTCACTCACTGATATTTGATCGCTGCGCGCAGGGTGTCGATGGGGATATCCAATCCCCGCCCGAGCGCGAGCAGGTCGTTGATGGTCATGCCGCCGATGTTCTGCAGCCTGTTCGCCGCCGTCTGGCGGCAGCAGCCGATCAGGGTCTCCGGCTTGACGCCCTGCACCCGGATCTGACCATAGAGCAGCGTCTGCAGTTGGTCATAGCGGCTGGTGCGCTTCCTCAGTTTTGGCATATGTACCTCTCTCCTTTAAAAAAATGTGCTGATATTGAAAACTTCGGCGCTCTCTGATATACTGCAAATGGAAAACATGGAAATTCTGCGTATGAAAGGATGTACCACTCATGGTAAATGAAGATTGCGCCCGTGATTTGCTGCAATACCTCGACAGTTGTCTTGAAATCAGCAGTACCGGAAAACGTGTCAAGCCCATAAAGCTCAAAAAGGTGCTTCATGAGGAGCCGCTCAGCAATTACACATCCGACGACATTTACAATGCTGCGGAATATCTGGTGAAGCTTGGGCTAGTCAATCTGCCCATCCCGCGCGGCACAGCACTCAAGGGCGGAGCACGTTCATATGTTTTTACAGGTATTTCGGCAAAAGGAACTGAATACTTAAAAGTGACGAGAAATCCAACCACATGGGAAAAACTAAAGTCCCATTTCCCAAGTGTGTTCAACGCTGCCATATCCAGCATTTCCTCCTTCATCCTCCAAGCTGGAATAGAACTGCTGAAGTAAGGAGGGAAAATTCATGGATCACACACTTACCAGAGACGCGAAAAAGGCTCTCGCTACGATCTACAAAGCCTATAAATCGAGGCGCGCAAGCGGAGAAGCAAAATCCTCCGCAGTTTATTTCGATACCGAATCACACGATGCCACCGCCATTGATGCAGCCGTCTCCGACAGCTTGGCAGAGCTGTCAAACGCGAAATATATAAAAACGGACATCTGCGGCAATTACACGCTTACCGATTCCGGTATCATATTCATGGAGAATTTGCCCATCGACACCATAAAGGAATGGCTATCATTCTCCGCCCAGTTCATCCCCTGACAATCCGGCGCAAAAGCGCTCGAAGTCCGCTTCATTTCCGGCGCGGAACCGCTCCAGATCAATGCCGGTAATGCTCAGCTCCGCTACACCTTCCTTCACGTCGAGGCGGATGCCGCCAACGCCGACGCCGATCATAACGCCGTCGAGCAGTACCGCGCTCTGCCTTCCGTTGCTCGCGATCATCATTTTTGCCGCTTGGTACATGTTCTCACCTCCAATCGAATGAATAATGAATGCCCTTGTTTTCCCGCTCGGATATGATAGAATCGGCTCGAAGGGAGGCAAAGCAAATGCAGGAACCAAATCCGAAGCGTGTGATGGAATACGAAATGCGTCTCTATCACTGCCACAAAATCAAGCGGAATGTTCAGATCCTTGAAGATTACGAGGTCATCGACGGTGTTCGTACCCTAGTGCGGTGCTCATGTCCAGTTCACATGGGCACGGCATCGACTGACCGTCACTGCAATGGCATAAATGAGTTTGATTTTCCGTGTGGCTATGCTGACTGGCAGCAAACGAAATAACATCCTCCATCATGCCGTCCGTCATTTCACATGGCGGCGTGTAGCAGAAAAGGCGCAGGCAGCACTTTGTGCAGTCCGCCTTTTCTTTTTGGCAGTGCGCCCGCAGCGCCCTGTGAAGCTCCATAGAATCCATGTCCTCACCTCCAATTGATTGAATTATGTATTCTACTAAAGTAGAATTTTATTGCAAAACAAAATCTGAAATCGGGATGCCGGTGCATTGCGAAATGCGTTTAATAGTACTGACGCGCGCAATACCAGCGTCCTTTTCTATTCTAATGTACGCAGACCTTGAAATGCCAATATTTTTTGCCATCTCCTCTTGCGTCATTCCGGCGTATTTTCTGGCCTGTTCAATGGTAAACATTCGGCGTTCTTCCACGGCTATCCGCCTCCTTTCATCGCGATTATAATTCTACTTTGGTGGAATGTCAAGCGAAAAGTTCTAAAAGTAGAAAAGAATGTTGCTTTTTTGCTACTTCGGTGGTATATTCATGGCGTAATCATAACAAGGCGGTGCAAAATGAAAATAAGCGAAAAGATACGTAGATTGCGCGCTGATAACGATCTCACGCAAGAGCAATTCGGAAAGATCGCCGGTGTTTCCGGAAAAGCAGTGTCAACATGGGAGAGCGGAGAAAAAGAACCTCGCATGAAGGCTCTGCAACAACTTTGTGCGCACTATAATATAGACTTAAACGAATTTGCCGACCCAGATAGTAACTGCTATAATTCGGAGACATCGTCCAAGTCATCCAACTGCAGAAACGTCGTGAAAATCGCCGGCCGTGATGGTTCCTATGTTGAGAAGAAATTGAGCGACGAACAAGTCGCCGCTCTGAAAACACTCATTGACCAGCTCCCCGAAGCCGATGACCTTTGATGTAATCCTCGAATTGCGCATATACCAGCCGCTCGAGCGGCGAGGTTAAGAAGCGCTGCCGCCGGTACAGCTCCTGCATCCTGCTCCACCTGAATTCGGCAGCCGCTCGGCTGATGTCGCACAGCCGCTCGATGTCCTCGGCCGACTGCACGCTGCACCCCCATAGCACGCAGGCCGGGGCAAGCAGGCGCGAGGCAAACACGTTGGCCGCCTGCTCGATGGGGTTGTCACCCGGCTCCGGCTCTCGGCACACGAGGTCATACCGGCCGACGTGGCCGAGGATGATGTGCCCCAGCTCATGCGCGCAGGTAAAGCGCTGCCGCGCCGGGATCGCCAGGCTGGACACCATGATCGTCGGCGCTCCGCCGATGACGGTGGACATGCCGTCGTTGCTGTCCCGCTCGGTCGGCGTATACCTCCGCACAGACACGCCCAGCGCGCGGCACACGCCGCTGATCCTGACCGGCAGCTCCGTCACCTTGCAGTCGATTAGGATGTGCCACGATGCATCGCGCGCGTCCTTGTAATCTTGATAGTTCACCTTTCATCGCCTCCGCGCTTATTATGCGCAGGGGCGACGGCATAGCACAGTCCCTTTTATCGTACAGAGAAGAAAGAATAGACATTCCGACCATAAAATGATAAAATTGGTTTAAATCGTTGCAAAGCGAAAACAGATAAAAGGTGTGGAATGTCATGAGTTTTTTTCATAAAAAACGCAAAAAAGCTTCAGAAGCAGCGCCAATTCCGAAGCATCCGGGTGAATATGCTCAAGATTGCAATCAAAGCCTCCTCAAGGACGGACGATATGATCCAACTCGCGTTTCCAGCCATGAAAATGACGTGGTTAAAGAAGTGATTTTGGCATCTCGAAAAAAATATTCACGTCCATATCAAGGAATTGGCCTTGCAGTGGAGACTTATTCCGTTATCTACAAGCCGAGATATATCTTGTATGAATATATAGTCCAGAAATACGGTCACTCAAGTAGTGTTTTTGATGTTCTCGCAACCGCCATAGCATACAAAGAAAAGGGCGCCGCCTATAGACGCCTATCACTCCAATATTTTCAGTTGTTCTTCCAAAGCGCATCAAGTGCTGACATTGCAAAGCTACCACGGTCATACCCGCTCTGGTCTATTTACAATATGATGTCAGACCTATATGAAAGCACTTACGACCTAGAAAGCGCGCTCGATTACGCAAAAAAAGCCGCAGCAGAAAAGCGGCGGCTTAATTTCATTTCTCCATACGACGTTACGCATACAGGAAAAATTCTGTTGAAAATGCGTCCTGAACTTGCGGTTGACTATTTTGCGGAATGCCTCAATGATTCAGATCTTAAACAATTCAAGACCATTATCCAGGAATCGCTTGACGACGCAAAGGACAAGGAAAAAAGAGGGTACATATACAAACCACGCCGCAAAATTATTGAACCTGATCAATTCGACATCGAAATTCAGAATCTTGTGCGTGAACGATACATCAATTTGTAAGATGGTGGCACACATGCAGCCTGAAATCTATAGGGTCATGTACCGTATGGTCCACAAATACGGCTGGAATTGGGGCATCACGCGTGGCCTCATCAATCGCCGGTTCGGCACGAACTACACCGCCGATGAGCTGAAGGAGCTGTACAGGCGGCATTTCCTGACTAAGGGAGAATGAAGTGCCGCAAGGCAAATCTATGCCAAAAATGTAAACATTTTATTCTGTCCGCGAATTTTTTTATCATTTCTATTGATATTATTCTCTAAAAGTAATATTATTGCGCTGAGGTACATAGAATGAAAAGAGAAGAAGTGCTATCCTGGCTATGCAGAATACTCGGTGAACTTCTGTATACTCGTGAATTTTATCAAGAGTTGGTCGAGCTGATTGCCGAAACCGGTATTGAAGGAAAGCTTTTTGCTACACTCATCCGGCAGTTAAAAATGCTGTCCATGTTCGGTGCGCAAGCAGTACAGTCTAAAGAGTTTGAATCCATCGGCAACGGCCTGTTCAGTATGCATCTTACAGGGAACGGGTACAACATACGAGTGTTGTATTCGTTCCTGCAAAACCAACAGCCGATTCTTTTGTCATCCTTCTACGAGCGAGGAGGAAAGCGGAATACCGACTACACCAAGTATATCGAGCCAGCAAAAGCACGCCTCGAAGAAGCCAGAAAGGGAGATAACCATGAAAACGCCTAACACCTACGCACTACTCGATGCGCTTTCAAAATCCATGTCCCCGGCCGCAATCATGCTCGCAGGACTACAGGGAGCAATCGCCGCAGAGATCTGCAAAAAGCGCTTTGATCTCCACATGAACCAAAAAGAATTCGCCGACTATATGGGCGTGTCTCAAAGCACCGTGTCGAAATGGGAGAAGGGCGAGACAAACTTCACGCTCAATACACTTTCCCAAATCGCTGATAAGCTGCAAATCCCAATGCAATGCCCGTTTGTCACTACTGCTCCGCCGCACTATAATCAGGGGCAAATCTTTCGTTTTGACGATTACAGACCATGCGAATGGCACACTGAATCTTCCGAAGTCGCAGAGTTTAAAACTCTGGATGACGCGGATGAATTGATGCAAATGTAATAATGGAGGTAGCTATGTATCAGTACGCAAACGGCTTTAGCTGTGCTCTCAGCGGAAACGGCAACGAATTTGTGCTTTGCTTCGCACAACAGTGTCCCAGTTTCGACGGCACAGGTAAACTCGACAAAGTCACAAAGGAGCCTGTCGCCTCTCTTATTATGAGCGCCGACAAGGCCAAAGAGCTTGCACGCGCTATCGAAACGCTTTGCAGCGCCGTCCTGCCAGGTGAAGATGCAATTCCCACGGTACCGGATATCAAATAAGAATTGCCCCGGTGCGTTGCACCGGGGCAAACAGTTAAATTTCAAAATCAAGCGTTTTTGTAATTAAACAATTTATCGTACTGTTATCTTTGCAAATGGCTGCATATTTTGTCTTTCTACGAAGATGCCCCGCCACCGCAGCACCGGAGCAACTCCTTTAACATCCACATATTATGCAGTATGTAGCAGTATTTACTTACTAAGATATCGCAGCATCTGGACTAAATAATCACCTTCAAGTTCCGTTTCATCCCGCTCCAATTTCCTTGTATCAAATTGGTAGAAGCCATTTCGAGCGTAGAAGTCTCTTAACTGCGGCTTATCTTCGCACTCTACGTATACCACTCGACCGCCTATTGCCATTTGTACAATGCTTACCTTGTCGCATGCCAAGCGCAATAATTCATCGCCTGTAATCAGCTCATTGTATCCGTTTGTGAAATTTTTCCCAAGTTGGGCGATCAGCGGTGCGGCAATATAATACGACTTTGTCGCTGGATCATGCGTCGCAAACTTTCTGATTCTTTTTCTCAAGTTGCTATTCAAATTCTTCGTAGACACTGCAATATTCTTGTTGGCAAGCGTAAAGTACCCCACCAAAACAGGCTTTCCCTGATACGGCATCAAGACCAGATGCGTCTGCGATAGGCCTTGCTTTGCAAACACTATCGCCTTTTGCCGTAAGAACATTTCAACATCTTGGTTTTGCGGACACGAAAAACAGGAGAGATAGCCTTTCGTGGCTTCCTCTCCTATTTCCTCGATAAGAATATTCAGATTTACAAGCTTAATTCCCGTCATTTGCAAATTGCATCGTTGGCAAACATGGATCTGATCTCTTCTCTGCTCGCGTCAGACACCTTGTGCTGCAATGTTACCTGCTTAGCCGACTTGCTCTGCGCATACTCCAATGCATCTGCAAGACCTCGTGCGGCTTTGGCATCTTTGATACGTACGGTTTTCAAAATGCTTTTCGTTGCCATAGCCTTTCCTTCCTTTCGTGCAGAGCGCTATCACACACCCTGCAACTTTATTTTATGCCATTCCGGCAAAAATGTAAACATGCAATTTAACATAATTTATTTCCATCTGTTGTGCATATTGGCCAGTATCGTAAATTTCTAACATATTTTTTATCTTTCAATACTTACACAGTGCAACATCAAAGGAGTCTCTGCTATGAAAGTCCCTGAGCCGCGAAAATTGAAAAGTGGAACATGGTTTATCCAGATGCGGCTCAGCGGCGAGAGCATACCTGTATCCGCCCCGACGCGGACAGAGTGCATCAAACAGGCGGAAAAGATCAAAGCCGACTACCGCAACGGGCAGCGTCTCCCCTGCAAGAGTACGCAAACGCTGGAGCAGTGTGTGACGGCGTACATCGACGCCAAGCGCGGCGTACTATCGCCATCAACAATTCGGGAATACAAATCAATGTCCCGGAACCGGTTTACCGCACAAATGAAAAAGCCAGTCCGCGAGATCACGAACTGGCAGACAATTGTGAGCGCAGAGGCAAAAAACGTGAAACCGAAGACGCTGAAAAACGCATGGATGATGGTGGCGGCAGCGCTGAAATTCGGCGGGTACGACGTGCCCAAGGTAACGCTGCCGCAAGTGCCTCCGAACGAACGCCAATGGCTCGACCCAGAGCAAATCAGGGTATTCGTGGCGGACGTTGCAAACGAGCCGTTTGCCATTCCCGCGCTGCTGGCGCTGCACGGCCTCCGCCGCTCGGAGATCATGGCGGTTAACTGGTCGGACATAGACCTGACCGCAAAGACTATCCGCGTATCCGGTGCGGTCGTCATCGGCGAGGATCAGCGGCCGCAGCAAAAGGCATCCAACAAAAACCGGTCTTCCACGCGCACGATCCCCATCATGATACCGGAGCTGCTGGCCGCACTGGAGGCCGTTGAGGACAAGTCCGGGCCGGTCGTGCGCTGTAACCCAAACACGATTTACCACCAGATCAACCGCGTGTGCGCGCGCAATGGGCTGCCACAAGTCGGCACGCACGGGCTTCGGCACAGCTTCGCGTCGCTGGGGTATCACCTAGGCGTGCCGGAGCTGGAGATGATGCAGCTCGGCGGATGGGCGGACAATCAGACCATGATACGTATTTACACACACATCGCAAACGCTGACCGGGTCAAGGCAGAAAACGCTATGGCCGGATTTTTTGCGCAAAATGCTAACGAAAATGCTAACTCAAAGCAAAAAACGTAGTGTTTTCAATGTCTTTATGATGCTTTTAAGCGGGTTCGATTCCCGTATCCCGCTCCACGAACCGCTGCGGAATCTGCGTCCGCAGCGGTCTTTTTGCGCCCAAAATGTAAACAGCCTGACGCATTTGCATCAGGCTGTTGCATTTTATACCGCGGCGCTCTGCCGGTCGCGGCAGCGGTCCCATGCGGAAAAGAGCCGGCAGATGAGCGCCATATAGCCAACGAGTATCAAAAGCGCCGGCAGCTCATACAAAAACGGCACGGGCAGCCACTTCCAGAACAGGTTCAGGATACTGATGTCCACATCCCCGCCGTAGACGAAGAAGTAATTTGCCAGCGGGCAAACCGTGTGCCGCAGCAGAAAATTGACTGCCAGCGCACCGATGCCAAGCAGGAAAAACGTGCCCGCGATGCCGGGAATGTCCCGAAAGTGCGGCCGGTAAAAGCCGAGCGTCACGAGACTCAGTCCGCAGACAATGATAAGGATGTGCGTGGCGTAGAACCCGAGCATGCGCGGCAGCCAGAGCGAGTAGCCGACAAACGGCGCCTCCGGAAACACGAGTGCCATGAGCGCAGCGAGCGGCGCGACGAAAAACGCGAAGCCGAG